CCCTCGAAGCCCCCCGCCGCGTCGTCTACGGCCTACATCCCGGGTCCGCCGACCTGATCGCCATCCAGCGCGTGACCGTCACGCCCGACATGGTTGGCCAGACGATCGGGGTGTTCTGTTCCGTCGAGGTCAAGAGCGGGACCGGCCGAGCGCGGGAAGATCAGCGCCGATGGGCCGCGTTCGTTCGCGAGTTCGGGGGCCGCGCCGGCGTCGCATACACGCCCGATCAGGCGCGCGCGATCTTGGCTGGTCAGGTGGTGGGATGACGCCGGCCGAGCGCGCGGAATTGGTGGCGGCGATCCTGGGGGCTGTATCGGCCGTGGAACGCCTGGGGATGGCGCTGGTATCGATCCTGGGCAGCGAGCCGGCCGAACCCGCTATCGGCGCGCCGCCTCTCCCCACGCATCCCGAAGGCGCGGAACCGCTCGTGCGCTGGACTGACGAGCGGGCCGATCTTGCGATCCAGATGAGCCAGGACGGCGGAAAGGTGAAGGACATCTTGGCGGCTTTGAACAAGTTGCCGGGGATCGATGTGTTCTCCGATCACCTCTATGCGTTCCGGGCCAAGCGCGGGATCAACAAGCCCCAGGCCGGCAGGGAGCGGAAGCCGCCCCGCGTGGCTCTGCCTTCCGGTGAAATTTCACCGGCTCAGGCGGAACCCGAGCGTGCCTACCATCGCAGCCCGCGGTGGACGGACGAGCGCCGGCGGCTTCTGGATCGCATGACCGACGACGGTTGCGTGCGCGACGCCATTCTCGCGGCCCTGAACGAGCTTGACGGCCCCGAGGTGACCAAGGCGCATCTAGCGGCGTTCCTCCAGGGGAAGAGCAGGTGGACCCCCGGCCCGGTAGCCGCCCGTGAAATTTCACCGGATGCCCCGGAACCCGCTGTCACGGCCGAACCCGCCCCCTGTGAAATTTCACCGCCCCGCCCCTCCGCCCTGAATATCTATGCCGGCATGGCCGAGCGGCAGGCGGTAGAGGCCGCCCGCTGCCCGATGACATGGGATGGCGTGGTCGAGTGGGGCAAGAGCAACCGCGTGCCGCTCCAGGGCCATCCCCGGCAGTTCCTCTCCGCGGTCAATGCCAAGCGGGCCGAGTTCGGGTTGCCTGCGTTCCAGTTGGTCAAGCCGCGCGGGCCGCATGAGGTGATGGAGCCGCTTGTCGTTTCGAAAGGTGGGGAGGTTCGGGCATGAACGCCGCGGCCCCCAACCTCTACACCATGGCCCGCCAACTGGGCCGCCCCGTCGCCATGGGCAATCTGCCCATCCCCCAGGCGCTTGCCGCCATCAAGGCCACGGCATACCGGCTCGAACGGGAAGGCACCCTCGGGCTCGGCCCTGACGGCACCGTGGACGACGCTATCCGGTTCGCGCGGCACGCACTGACGCAAGCCTATCGCGAGGCGCACACCCGCCGCGAGGTCGCGCGCTATCGCATCGCGCGCAACGCCCGCCGCATGATCGAGGGCAACGCGCCTACCGCAACCGTCTGGGCAGAAGCCCACAATATCAACGGCGAGGCCGGCTTCCCGCTCACGGAAGACGAAGTGAAACAGGAAGTCGTCGCGGAAGCCGCCGCCGTGGTCCGCGCGCGCAAATGGGAGGCGCGCCAGCATGGCCGTTGATACCGCCTCCGCGATCCTGTCCGAGAGCCGCGTCGTGCCGTTGCGCGCGCACATGCCCGGCGAACAGCCGGGCATCCAGATCATCCGCTTTGCCGATGTCGAGGCAGTTCTCGACACGGCCGATCTGGTCGAGAACCTCCTGAGCGATGGCGGCATGTCCGTCGTCTACGGCCAGTCCAACAGCGGCAAGACCTTCTGGGCAACCGACCTGTGCCTGCATATCGCGTGCGGCTGGGAATGGTGCGGCCGGGCCGTCGAGCGCAAGGGCGTCGTCTACTGTGCCATGGAAGGCGGCCACGGGATCAGGAACCGCATCGCCGCGTTCAAGACGGAATACGGCCTAACCGGGCAGAACGTCCCGTTCGGGATCGTCCCCGTCTCGCTGAACATGCTGGACAGCGCGGACCCTCAAGCCCTGGTTGACGCCATCACGGCCGAGGCCGAGGCGATCGGCTTCCCCATCGGCATGATCGTCGTGGACACCGTGGCGCGCGCCATCGCAGGCGGGAACGAAAACGCCCCGGATGACATGGGGCTGCTGATCCGTCACGGGGATCTGATCCGTGAGGCTACGGCGTCCCACCTGATGTGGATTCACCACTCGGGAAAGGACGAGGCCAAGGGTGCGCGCGGGCATTCCAGCCTCCGCGCCGCGACGGACACGGAAATCGAGATCACCGCCAGCGAGGGCGCACGCGTCGCACGCGTCACCAAGCAGCGGGAATACGAATGCTCGGGTGAGTTCGCCTTCGGACTGAAGGTGATCGAACTCGGACAGAACCAGCGCGGGAAGACCATCACGTCCTGCGTGGTTGAATACGGCGAGGCGCATACCCCGGGCGGGGTTCCTGCGCGTCGTCGCCTGACGGGTCACAACAAGCGGGCGCTTGAGGTCCTGGCGGACCTGGTGGCCACGGCAGGACAGGGAGGGCACTCCGGCGTGCCCGACGGAACACTTTCCGTCCCTGAGCAATGGTGGCGTGAACGTTTCTACGATCGCGCCATGCCCGGTGCCGAAAACGAGGCCAAGAAGAAGGCGTTCCGCCGGGCGGCGGACACCCTAATCTCGGATCGAGTGGCCGGTATGGCTGCCAAGCGGGTCTGGATCGTGTCCCGTAAGGATGGTGACGGTATGTAAACGAGGGACATTCTTTTGTCCCCCTAGAGGGACAACGGGACAAAACCAGATGTCCCCCGAGGGGGACAAAGGGACATATCCCTTTAGGGATGTCCCTTTGTCCCCGGACTGGTGAACTTTGCCGAAAATTGGTGAGGCAGGAGAACTGTGCCGAATGACCAAGAGAACCCTCGCCGCATTCCGCCTCGGTGTCGCCGTCTCCAACCGCGATCGGGACTGGGAACGCATCACCGCATGGAACCGCGCCGGCCTGCTGCGGCTGACCCCGAACCCGAACGCCAAGGGGCACGCTACGGCGATGCTGACCGATGCGGGGGTGATCGAGGCCGATCGGCTCCATCGGATGGGAGTGCGGCGATGAACCGAGCGCGCGCGCGCGGTCCCGAAAGGGCAACGATCCGACCGCCGCGGGTTGGATCAGCGGACGGCCGCGACGTGATCCGGTGGGCTGCCGATCAGGGTTGGACCTGCCAGATCACCGGGGGCGGACACCTGCGGTTTGACCACGCGGCGGTGACCGGCCCCGTGTTCACGGCTCTCACCCCGAGGGCCAACGGGTGGCACAAGGAGCGGCAGAAGCTCGCGACGGCCCTCCGTCGGGGGTGTAACGCCTTCGCCAGCACGCAAATCCCAAGTCAGGGACAATCCAGGACGGCGAGAACGGACTGCCCCGCTAGGGTGGTAGCGGCCCCCACCCGTATCGGCCGTCCTGACGCAAATTCGAAGGGTCTTCGATGAACGCCATTCGCCCCTACGCCGGCCACCCCCTGACCGATCCCGACCCGTCCCCCGAGGTCATCCAGGCCAAGCGCAACGACAAGTTCCGGGCCATGGCGCCGACGCTGATCGGGGCGCTGATCACCGGCCGGCCGCTGCCTGGGGAGGTCGTCCGGACCCGCGGCAAACGCCAGCCGGCTCCCGCGCCCCTACCCGCATCCGTCAGCCCGACCCGCTACGCCCGCGACGACATCGAGATGGACCAGCCGCACGCCGATCCCGAGCGGGAGTTGCTGGACCAACAGGGGCTGGTCATCGGCTTCCACGAAATCCGCACGGCGCGTGTCCGGTCTGGGCCGGCTTACCTCCTGGCCCGGGGCACGATCGGCCGCGAGCATTTCGAGGCGGCGGAACGGTATCTCGACGTGGTTGCGGCCATGGGCGGCGTCCGCGATGGCGAGTGGGGATCGGGCATCCGGGTTCCGGCTCATCAGCAAGGCCACCCGTCGCAGGCGATCGTTGACGCGCATTCCGCGATGCGGGTGGCGGTCGATCGTGTCGGCAAAGGACCGATGGGACTTATCGGCGCGATGTGCATCGACGGCGCGACCATGGCCAACCTGTCGCTGCTGATGGACGAACCGGAAAAGCACACGATCGGGCGGCTCAAGGCGGCGCTGGAGCGGTTGCGGGAGGTCTGGGGGATGGATGGGCCGAGGCGAAAATAAAACCGCATGGCGCGGTGATTTGTGTTGACGGTGCCGCGTGACGCGGTTACAAGGGGTGCATCGGGACGGGATGGCCGGGCCGGGGAAAAAGGTAGAAACGATGGCGCAGGTTACGGAAGCAACGGAAGCCAAGATGGACGCCATGTTCGACATTCTGCCGGTCCCGTACCTGATCAAGATCGTTTCCTTTGCGGCTGAATGCACCATGGACAACACCGCCGCGAAAATCTCCCTGCTCTATGGACTGCGCGCCTTGGCCCGGAAGCTCGACAAGCAGAGCTTCGAGGCGGTCTGCCAGCAGATCGCCTAACCCCACCCGGCGGGCTACGGCCCGCCACCCACAAGACGAGAGAAACGACGTGAGCAACGCACCGCGCAAGATCATCCAGATCACTGCAACCTCACCATGCCCAGACACGGAAACCTCTGGTGTATGCCACGGGGAGGTAATCGCACTTTGCGATGACGGGACAGTGTGGGCGACGCTGGACGACAAGGAAAGATGGTGGCGTCTGCCTCCGATCCCACAAGGCGATGAACCATAATCACAGGACCCACCTCATGCTCCGCCACTACCGCGCCCTAGACATAACCACCACCGACCCCGCCGGCCCGCGTGGCACCATCATCCTGGCCCGCGACCACATGCCGGCCGGGTCTGTCGGATACGGTCCCACAGGCGGGCGTGATCGGCTGTCGCTCTGGGCGATCGACGACACGCCGCCCGATGTTAGCACGTTCACGATCAGCCGGTGCCGCGAGGCGTTGGCGCGGGCGTATCCCGCGATCGGGGGCGACCCGTTGGATCATGGGACGTATCGGCGCGACATGCGGGCGTTTGGACTGCCGGCATGACCCTCCGCGCCCGCCTCCGCGCCCTGAGCATGACCCAGACCGAGCTATCGACCCTGACGGGCATCACGCTCTCGACAATCGAACGCTACGCCGCCGGCGCCAGCCGCGCGGACCGGCTGGATGCGCCGCTTGTGCTGATCCGGCTCATGGATGCCTGGGAGCGGTGCCCGGATGCGCTGGCTGCCGCGCGCGCCGAGGTGACGCTTGACAAATCCGCCGGATAGGTGGCAGCAATCCACTATTCGGGAAATTTGCGCCCGGGGAACAACCTGAAATGGCAGCGAGTAGCGGCACCCGTCGTGGCAATGGGGGCATGGGTGTTGGCTGGGGTGGACCCGCCAACGGTCCGGGATCATCCGCGCCATCGTTCGTTGACAGCCTGGAAAACCGCATCGGTGGCGTCGCGCCCCTTGACCCGCAGGTGCGCCAGTCCAAGGCCGAACGCGAGGCGATGCGGCTGGAACAGGCCGAGGCGGTCAAGGATGAAATCTACCGGATTGCGACCAACGGCGTCCGCGAGGCCGACCGGGTGAATGCCGGCGTAGCGTTCCTGAACCGCATCGAGGGTATGCCGGTTGCGCGGAACCTGAACCTGAATGGAGAGCTTGGGCATCTCAGCGACGCTGAACTTGCCGAACGCGAGGCTTGGCTTGAGGCCGAGCTTGGTGGAGAGGGTGGCGATCAAGCAGGAGCGGCACCGCCGACTTTGCCGCCGTAGCCTGCTCGCATGGTGCCGCGCCGCACTGGCCAAGCAAGGCCAGGAGCCGGCGCTGCATCACCGCCTGCTGATCGACAGGCTCCAAGCCGTTGCCGAGGGCCGCATTGACCGCCTGATGGTCCTGATGCCGCCGGGTTCCGCGAAATCGACATACGCGAGCGTCCTGTTCCCCGCGTGGTTCCTGGCCAATAACCCCAAGGCCGCACTGATCGCCGCATCGCACACGGCGGAGTTGGCTGAGAGGTTCGGGCGTCGCGTTCGCAACCTGATCGCGGAACATGCCGCCACCCTTGGCGTCTACCTCTCAGCCGACAACAAGGCGGCCGGGCGATGGGAAACGCATGAGGGCGGGGAGTATTTCGCCGCTGGCATCCTCGGTCCGATCACGGGCCGTCGCGCCGATCTGGTGCTGATCGACGACCCGGTAAAGTCGCGGCAGGACGCGGACAGCGAGACGGTATCTGATCGGGTCTGGGAATGGTGGCGCGCCGATCTATCCACCCGCCTCAAGCCTGGCGCCCGCGTGGTGCTGATCATGACGCGGTGGTCTGAGCAGGACCTGGGCGGCCGGCTTGAGGAGGACATGGCATCCGGCGGGCGTCCATGGGACGTGCTGCGACTGCCGATGGAAGCCGAGGCGGATGACCCGCTGGGCAGGCCGCCAGGAGGTCCGCTCTGGCCGGACTGGTTTACGCCGGACATGCTGGCCGAGGCCAAGCGGGATGCGCGCACATGGTCGGCGCTCTACCAGCAGCGGCCCGCACCCGAGGATGGCGACTACTTCCGCCGCGAGTGGCTGCACCCGGTCACGTCAATGCCGCCGCGCGAAAGCCTGCGGGTCTACGGCGGGTCGGATTACGCGGTCACGTCCAACGGCGGCGACTACACCGCACACGCGGTCGTCGGCATGGATCGAGACGGCAAGCTTTGGTTGCTCGACCTGTGGCGCGGACAGGCTTCGTCGGACGTGTGGGTCGAGTCGTTCTGCGATCTGGTGATCAAGTGGAAGCCGATCGGATGGGCCGAGGAGCAGGGGCAAATCCGGGCCGGCGTCGGTCCGTTCTTGGATCGTCGGTCCCGCGAGCGTCGCGCATTCGTGGCCAGGACGCAGTTCCCGACCCGAGGCGACAAGAGCGTGCGAGCGCAGTCGATCCGGGGCCGGATGGCGCTCGACGGGCTGCACATTCCGGCCGGCGCCACATGGCGGGCCGAACTGGAAAGCGAATTGATGTCCTTCCCGGCCGGCAAGCACGACGATCAGGTCGATGCGCTCGGGTTGGTCGGGCAGCTGTTGGACAAGATGATCGGGCCGGGCGATGGCAAGAACGCGCGCGGTCCTGAGCCTGCGAACGACTACGGCCGGGGCCGCCCCGCGCCAACCTCTGGAAACTGGAAAACGGCATGAGCGACACGCAGCAGGACAGCGGGGAAAAGGACCGCCTGCCCATGCTGCGTAAGTGGTTCACTGAGGCCGAGGACGGCACCAGCGAGAACCGCGAGGAAGCCGAACGGGCGCGGGATTACTACGACGGTCGGCAACTGACGGCGGCGGAACTGGCGACCCTCGCGGCGCGTGGCCAGCCTCCCGTGATCGACAACCGTATCAAGCCCAAGGTCAACTACCTGCTTGGCCTGGAAAAGCGCGGCCGCACCGATCCCAAGGCGTTCCCGCGCAACCCAGCCGATGAGCAGGGCGCGCACGCGGCAACCGACGCCATCCGGTATGTTTGCGACCTGAACCTGTTCGAGGAAATCTGCCCCCTCGTCCTCACGGATATGCTGGTGGAGGGCATGGGCGGCGTCGATCTGACGGTTCAACGCACCGACACGGGCGACCACAAGATCATCCTTGAGCATTTCCCGTGGGACCGGCTGTTCTTCGACCCCCATTCCCGAGCCTATGATTTCGCGGACGCCAAATACCTCGGCGGCGTCCTGTGGATGGACGATGACAGCGTTCTTGCCCGCTGGCCCGGCGCTGATCCCGCCATCGCGGGCGCGTATGAGCATGAGGGTTCGTCCACATCGGACACCTACGACGACCGCCCGCTTGTCTGGGCCGATCCGCAGCGCAAGCGGGTTCGTGTAATCTT